TCAATGGGTCTAATATCCAAATTAATCTTCACTTCATGGTATTGCAGAGCAATAAGAGGTAAGGCTAAGCCCGGGTTAGTGCAAAACCAGAACTGAAGAGGAATGTAGAGGGTATACTCAGGAAGTGCATTACGGGGAGCACAAACTTGTCTGGGAGCCTTGGAGTCGCAAGGTCCGTCAACATCGGCAAAAGATGGATCAGTGATAAAAGTTAATTGTGTGATATTTCCAATCATCTTAAAGTAAGCACGTTGCTGTTCTGAAGTCATAGTAAGTTGATTCCAGATATGCATCCAGTCTCCATACTGACGATCAATACGCTGACCTCCGATTTCAACTTCCACTTGGGCGATGATTTGTTCTCCGGGATAATCTAACCAACGGGCATAAAGAGCGGGATTGCCGTAAGCAGGGTTTGCTGGGCCACCCATTTGCTGATTGATTTCTGGCAATGTGACTTGTAAATAGGTACGATAACACAAATCACCATTTCTACTAATTGTGCAAGTCACACGTCTTCCGAAGTCGGCTTGTCCGTTAAAGGTCTGTTCGATAGATTCTAGGGCGAAATTAGTATAACGACGATATGTTACCTTCCAAAAGGTAATTTGTGGATTTCCAGTAAGATATACATCTTGAGCACCATACGCAACTAATTGCAAAAGACCACCACCCATTATTTTATATTTTAGATTTTTTGGAAAAAGATTTTTATATTATCCCTAAAGAAAAAAAAAATTCATTTTAATTTAAAAGTAATTTTTTAAAGTCCTTGTGATACATTTGTGAAAGAAACTCCTTCCGTATAATGTAGCGAAAATGTTATAAATTACTACAAAATTAGCACCATACTGTAATAATTGGCTACAGAAAAAATGATTGTTAAAAAAATTACAATAAAGTTTTGTAAAAGTTTTTCTATTTTTTTTAAATATAATATAAAACAAAAGACACGAGTTTTAAATAAAAAAAAAATGCCATTATTTAAGCCGAAGCACGCAAAGAAATTTGTTATTCCTAATAATCATCAATTCACATTGGATAAAAAACACACGGAGTTTGTTAATGAGTTCAAATATAACGATGAAGTATTAATTCCAAAACTGAAACTAGAAGTTTTAAAACTAAACAAGTTATTAAAAACAATCAAGACAAATGATGAAAAGCAAGATTGTTCTGAGACAATTCAAAAATTAGAAAAACAAATTGAAATGTTGAATGAAAAACAAGTTTCCTATTATCTTGATAATTCTAAACACATTTTTGAATATTTTGAGACGAAGAAGAAAATATGTTCTGGAGAAAGTTCAGCAGAAGATAAAAAAAATACATCCTCATCTTCTTTAAATTCTTTTTTCAAAGTTGAAGAAGATATAAATAATATGGATTCTGTTTTTGATTTCGGAAAACCCACTTTATTACAAACGTATTTAATCAATATTGACAGTTCTTTTGTAGATCAATCGCAGTATTATATCAAGAAAAACATTTGTAGATATTGCTGCCACGGTGAAATGATTGCGATGGAAGATGAAGGTATCATGCTATGCAATGTTTGTTCTGTTATTTCCAAGTATTTAATAGAGAATGAAAAACCATCATATAGAGAACCACCAAAAGAGGTTTGCTTTTATGCTTACAAAAAGATTAATCATTTCAAAGAGATTTTGGCACAATTTCAAGGCAAAGAATCAACGAATATTCCCATTGAAGTGATAGAAAATATCAAATCGCAAATTAAAAAAGAAAGATTAGATGTTAATCATTTAACGTATGAAGAACTCAAAGGGTTGTTGAAAAAATTAGGATACAATAAATATTACGAACATATCAATTTCATCAAACAAAAATTAGGTATTCAACCGATTATCATTCCACAAGAAATTGAAGAAACACTTTGTAATTTTTTCATTGAAATTCAACATCCTTACGCAAAACATTGTCCTGACTATCGAATCAATTTTTTACATTATTTTTTTGTTTTATATAAACTGTTTCAACTTATTGGAGAAACCAAATATTTGAAAGAAATTCCAATGCTAAAAGATAAAGACAAACTAATGGAACAAGAAAACATTTGGAAAAAAATTTGTGTCGAATTGAATTGGGAATTTATTCCAACTGTTTGAAATATCATAATTTAATTTTTGAAAGAATGTCTTGTAAACCTTTTGCTGGTTTAGTACCAACTTCTCTTGAATGTGTTATAAACCAACGTGTTGAAACCATTGAAAGCAGTACTATTCAAGCCGCTGTTTTTGAAATCTTTGATGATATTCAAAATGGAAAGTATCAAGGGCGTTCGCATCAAGAACTCAAAGAGGAAAGAACTGCGACTGGTGGAGCCATAAGATTGCGAACGGATGAATTGGTCTTTTTAATGCTTAAAGAAAATCGTCTCAAAACAGAAGATGATTTAAAGTGTTTAAGTCAAAACTTGTCGAAAGGTTATAGGAGAGTAAAAAAGAAAACATTCATCAAGTCTCCCTCTGATATTTCACGTTGTGGATACTGTAATGATCCGGCTACACTCAAATGTAATCAGTGTAAAAAAGTCTTTTACTGCGACGGAGAACATCAGAGAATGCATTGGGCGCAACACAAAGAAATGTGTAAAACGAAAACTTGTTGTGTAAAAAAATCTGTTAAATAAAAAAAATCTATAAACTTTTGGAAAATCTATAAAAAAAAATCTATAAAAAAAAATCTATAAACTTTTGGAAAATCTATAAAATAAAAAACTATAAAATAACAAATCTATAAAAACAATAAAATATCACTTGATGTTCCCTGTATGGGGAATTCATCTTTGCCATACACATCATTCAATAGCAACCATTCAAACATTCCGCCAAGATATAGATTTATTTTTTTGAATCCAAGATCAAGAAGTTGTTTTGCTTTTTTTTGAACGGAAATATCTGTGTGGTTCATTCCATAAATCAAGATTGTTTTTGTTTTTTCTTTTCCAGATTCTAAAATATCGTTTATAAAATCTGTTTCCTTTGTAGCATTTATTGTTTTGGGAATTAAACATTTTTGCTTTTCTAGTGGCATCGTATTGATAATCAAAACACTATTATCTTCTAATAACTGTTTTAGTTGTTTGAAATTTATACATTCTACTTTCTCGGAACTTAAAATATTTCCCATTTTAATTTTTTAAAAAATTTATATCTTTAAAAAAAAAGTTTTACTTTTATATATTTTGTTTATTTCAATTATGATTAGCATGGTATACGAAACAAAAAGTCGTATTCGGTTTGTTTATAAGAAAAGTTATATCTTGGTAAAGGTGAAAAAGACAATTATGGAGATTTTATATTTGTATGTGGAAGATGAGAATCGTGGTTATGGATTGGGAACATTATTATTAATATTTGCAATAACGAGAATAAAAGATTGGAACCCAAATATTAAAAAAGTTTTGTTGGATGATTGTAGTGATAATGTATGTTCTCTACGGCGAAATATTTATCGAAACATTGGATTTCGTTTTATGAAAAAAGCAAATTATGACAAGAGTAAAAAACAATTTATTATTCAAGGTCCAGAACGCGTATTATTGTTAAAAAGATATTCTTTGTTTTTTCGTTATTATTTGAAGAATTATATCAAGATCAAGATTATAAATTAGTTAGATATATCCATCATTGTTGTATAGCGGCTTGGCGCAATGGAAGCGTGCAGGGCCCATAACCCTGAGGTACGAGGATCGATACCTCGAGCCGCTAATTATTTTTTTTTTTTTATATTTTAATTAACCAAAGTTTAAGACAATTGTAATATCTTCTTTTTTAATACTCTTTGTAGCGGAAATAGAAAGTTCTTCTCTCTTCTTGCGTGTTTTGCCAAGATTATCAATCTCATTCACATTACATTCTTGTTTTTTTTCTTTTTTAGAAATACTGTTTCGTGAATTCATATCTTGTTCGATGGATTGATAATTTTCTTTAATGTATTGAATAATTTGATTTTCAAGAATCCATTTGAAAAAATTTA